CAACGTGATTAGTCGTATTAAGCAATTGCGGTCGTTTCTCGTCGCCATTAACATTATCGCCGTTAGCGATAAAAGCGTCAGGCTTAACATAAAGTGTTGACAGTGCAGCCCATTGATAGTGCTCTAATGATTTACGCGCGTAACCGCCAAACAGTCCACCGTCCTCCTGCCAATGAGCGTCTGTAATCGACGTGATATTTACGATGTTATTACCTTTGGGCACATCATTAGTCACATGGTCAAAGCTAGCTTGGAAATAATCTGGTAATGCCTCACCGTAGCCTGATGCTGTGTCATAAGCATAATTAGATAGCGCTTTTGATCCAGTTCCGCTAAAGTCATCCTGCATTTTTTGCACAGCACCAGTGACTGATTTTTTAAAATCAGCTGCTTCACCTTGTGTAAATAATCCATTGGATTTGATTTGGGCTTCCAGCGTTGTTAAACCAGCTTGCACTTGCATCAGCGCATCAGCGGTGTCCTTGCCGGTCTTGCTCAAACTGTCAAATAAGTCCTGCAACTTAGCCGCCCAGGCTTTTTTAATGGCATCAATATCACCGGCTGCATTATTAAATACCGTTTCGGCCTTATCCATGATGTCTTCAATCGGCGTCACATAATCGGCTGGAATCAGTCCACTGATCACCTTATCTGCCAATACTTCCATCGAAAACTCGAGTGTCGCAATGTTATTACCTGCGCGATACAACCGGAAAAAGATTTGCTTGTACGATCCAGACACAGCAAACACGGGTGCCGGAAAATCAAAACGGAATTGGCCATTTACTGGGTCGATCATGACCCCGTGTTTAGCGTCAATGATGCGGTGGACGCCATCTGGCATGAAGCCTTCCAGTACTGGGTTGGCCCCCGTCAAATCAAATGGCGTACCGTCACCGTGCTGCACATTCACCTGCACCTGGCGCATCTGATTTTCGTATTGTCGCGCCTGCACCCAACTCGGCGAATTCTTAAAATCAATATCAAAGTTCTGGACATCATTGGTTAGGTTACGCCGGTCCTTATCCACATTAAATGTTAAAATTTCCATTAATCGATCACCCCTTTATCTTTTAAAATCTGTGTTACCACTTGTTCGATCATTTCGTTGTCCGTGCCTAAAACGATACGGTTGATGCGGGTAGACAAGTTCTTAATATCAGCACTAGTTGCCAATCCATTAATTGCCGCTACATTAGGCAGTTTGTCCATTTTTTTTAGAATAATTGCTTGATTCACAGAAATTTCATTTAATGAATCTTGAATCTGTGTGAAGTTATCAATAAGCTGAGAACGAAACTCCCTATCTAAAGGAATTGCTAAGTTTCCAGTGTAAAGCTTAACTGTCATCATTATCATCGCCTTTCGTAATAATCTGCTGGCCCTCTGAATCAAAACTAATTATCATCCGCGTACCATCAGAAGTTTCAACATTTATTTGTTTAACCGCTGATTTATCGTCAGTCAAAACGATTGCAGTCGGTTTATTCTCAACGACTTCCCACGTAATCGGAAACTTTTTAATGAGTTTTGCCACACTGCTACCAATATTCTTGATCCACTCATCTATATTCCAATCATTCATTCTGCGCCTCCAACAAAATTGCTGATTTCATCTTGTGCTGCCTGGTTTGTAACTGTCGTATTATTAACTAGGCTGGTGACCTTTTCATTTACAGTTGCCGTGTAGCGACTTAACGCTGAATTAACACTTTTTTGCAGCTGAGTTTTAGCATTACGCTGATACTGCAAAATGGTCTGTGCCGAATTGTTTAAGGTCAGCGTTGTCGCCTGTGTCGGGTCCAACGGATAATACTGGTACGCCACAACTTCAACGCTGGTAATATACCCAATCGGTCGAATTTCTAACTGGCGAATCTCACAAATTTGTGGTGCTTCGTTAGTATCATCCGTCGCCGTGATCGACATTGTCGGTTCAGATGCCATTTGCGATAAGGCGTAATTTTTCATTGACGTTGCATCAGTAAAACGTTCATCACTGATATCATCCCCCGGGTGCACACCCCATTTAGCAATAGATGCTGAATTTTCAACAATAAACGGTGTGAAATAGTACTGGGTCACATCTGATTCGGAGTTGTCCTTAGTTTTGCCGTAACACATAACCTGGTTAACGATCGCCGTAGAGTCAAAACTAATTTGAATTTCCTTAGTGTTATGCAAATAAGCGATTCGTTTACCTAAATTTTTTGCCAGCGCATCATGCGAATAAATTCGTAAATTTTTGTTATCCGGCCAGAAAATTGCATCCGACCACGTTGAAATAATAGTTGATATCGCATCAGTTCCAGAACAATTCCCTAAATCAGTAATTTGCTGATTGCCAAAATTACCAATTACTTGCCAGACAAAACCAAGCTTGTTACCGGAAAAAATAAAATTCAGCACATCATTAACCGAATAGGTTAGTTCACCTGCTTTTACCGATCGTTGCCGCACGCGCCCAGCCTCATAGCCAACGTGTGTGGCGTTTAACTGAATCACGTTAACGCCGGCTGTGTAATCCGGCACCGGCTGCTTAACGATAAATTCTTGACCTTGCCAGAACACGCTGGCTTCTGGCTGCAGCATGTTAAAAGCTACCGAACCGTCATCATATGCTGAAAAACTAATGTTATACTGAGTATTTTTCTCAAAGTCGACTTCGAAAGTGTTAAACAATACGCTTTGCAGAGGCTCACGGTAGGTGCTACCTAGCCCTTGCACGATTAATTTATCCAAGGTAGATAAACGGAAAACTAAACGTGATATCGCTAGCAGTCGCACCTGTAACTGCAATTGAATTGTTGCCCTTCGCTAAAACTAAATTGCCAAAATCGGTGTTAGCACTGGCCGGCTTGCCATCTAAGGTTGTATTGATTCCGTCTAGGATAATTGTATGACTACCATCTGAAGCCACGTTATATTGCCACTTGCTGCCATTGGTCGAGTTTTCTAAACATAATTTATCGCCGGCAAATTTAATGATTAACTTCAAATCATGTCGTTGATAGTATGGATCGATATCAATATCCGACGGGTTATAAACTGTCATGTTGGACTGGTTCACAAAATGATATTGTGGTGCTACATCAGTCTGTAAATGCATTCCGAACTGCCATTCATTATCAAGTTGCACATCATCTAGCGCATCACTGCGTAACAATGAATATTTATAGCCACTTGGGTTCTCAAACGGAATCGTAAACGTTGCATTAACCGTACCTACGATCGGCGCCACTTCAAAGTTAGCGGCTCTCACATATTTAACGATTGCCGGCTCACTGTCTGTCCGGAAACGCATTAATTGCTTATTAAAAAAAAGCCTGAAAATTTGGGCTTTAGCAAGTTTGTAATCTATATAATTACTGTAAGTTAACATAAAATTAGCATTAACTATTGATTGACCATAAATTGACGACTGGAATACTCCACCATCACGACCAGAATCGTTCTGGTAAGTATTTGCTATGGTGGGATTTTCGTCATCCCCCATAAAATCAAGTCCTTTAATCACATCGGAAACGTCAACTTCATCTGCGTCACCAACCTTTATTTTCAACCATGGCATTGCCATCTAATCACCTCTTATAGTGCTTGAAAATCTGACAGAATTTGATCACTGCCCATAGCCGTATATAGTCCCTTTAATTTATCTGACTTTTGTAAGGCCTGTAATTGTTGACCAGATAAACCTAACAGCCGGGATAATAACGTGATTATTGTATCTAGACGTTGCTCCAATCCAGAAACATCGGTAGATGCAGTTTCAAAAGTACCATTATTACCGTCCTGTGGTTTAAATCGTGCCATCGTTGTTGACAGTAACTGATACGCACGTGATCGTTTGGAAACATCAAGTGGAATAATTGCTTCTTCTTTATTACCCTCAGCAATACGCGCAAATTGTTCTACGCCGACAATACCACCGTTAGCGTAACCGTGGCCTTGACCTAGATAAGATAAATCAGAACCATAACGGGCTTTTGCATAATGTAAAGCGGCCAATAAATTATCATAACCGTTGGTAATGTTGCCATGGCCTGGAAAAGCATTAGCCCTAAAAGTACCCGGCTTGGTCTGCATTAAGCCAGTAGCATTACCATCAGCTAAACCATCATTACCACCTATAGCATTTGGATTACCACCAGATTCGGTGTTGATCTGTCTTAAAACTTTATTAATCATTGCCTGACTAGTGCTTAAGCCATTAGCCTTTAATGCTTTTTCAACCTGACTAGCCCATCGTTGTACGCCAGATCCGCTTGGAGTGCCCTCACTACCACCAGCATCGTCACCCATAACGGGTGCTAAAAATTTAGCCACCCATTTGAATACACCAGATAAATTACTCCATAATGGGGTCAGCAGACCATGCTTACCACCGGTTGTTTTTTTCTTACTGCCGCTGGTTGAACCAGTCATATTGAGCAAGTTTAACCAGCCGGCCGTAGAGGTGCCAGAAATACTAAACGGATTGTGCTTAGACACACCGATATGGACATGAGTGCCGGCACTACCTAATCCAGCAATCTTACTACCAGTTTTGACATCATCCCCAGTACTAACATAAGTTGGCGCGCCAGAATTATTCTTACCGTTAAATTCTTGATAAATGACATAATAGCCATCATCACCTTTAGTTACGATGTTCTGACCAATCCCACTAGCGCCGCCCCAACCTGCTGGGGCACCACCAGAACGAATAACCTTGCCACCGTGAACCGCATGGATCGTCTTGGCACCTGAAAAATCGACACCATCATGCTGCGAATACCCACCACTGACGGCACCGCGATTACCGAAACCAGAAGTAACGCTCCAACCAGAACCAGGCGAATGAGTCCAATTGCCACCCGCTGCACTACCTTCAGTCGCAGCGTCCTTGATCTGGGACCATAAATCCTTCCACCAGTCAGTAACCTGTGTCGTTGTTGACTTAAACATCCCTTTGGCTAAACCCTTAGGTACATCTCCAGCGACTGTTTTAACGCTAAAATTAGTTAGCGATTTAATGGAACTCATTGGATTGGTAATAATCTTTTGAGCGACTTTAACCAGATCAGCCGCCTTTTTAATGGTTCCCGTGATTCCGTCAACGATATTTTCAAACCCGCCGACAATACCACCACTAGCAAAGTGTGCTTTAAGAAATGGCGCTGTTTCACTGGCTTTAGTGACTACGGAACCAACCTGAACCATTTTACTAACATTACGGCCCTTTGGAATTTCAGAACGTCCGTCCGGATATGTGATCATTTCACGGTTATCAGTTTCTGGACTGTCAAAGCCATCGTTAACGATAATATTGCGATAAGCCTCACCGCCGACAACACCACCGCTAGCAAACTTAACATGATCAATTTTTCCAATCACATTTTTATCGGCACCAAATTTTTTAAGCAAGGAGTCAATACCACTGATACCACCGTTAACAACATCAAGCATACCGTTAATACCGTTACCAGCATGCTTCTTAATTGAACTCCACATTTCAGAAAAAATATTTTTAATACCGCCAGTCATGGACTTCCAGCCACCGGTAAACTTACTGCTAAACTTACCAAACCAACCCATCATGTTACCGCCAAAATCACTACTCGAACGTAATGACTTGTTCCAGGCGTTACCTAGAGTGTTTTTAGCATCATTCCAATGGTTAGACCAATTTTTGCTGAACGATTTTTTAAACGCGTTAAATTTATTGCCAGTGTCATTGAAAAAGTTCTTGGTATTTCGGGTGTTAGAATCCCAGTTCCTTTTCATTGTGCTGGTGGCACTATTCCAGTGCTGCGACCAGGACTTTGAAAATGACTTTTTGAACGAGTTAAACGAGTCGGAAACTGTGCCCCACCATTTACCGAACTTAGATTTATTAAACGCCTTACCAGCATCGTTGATCTGCTTATCAAATGCCTTGCGCAAGCCCATTTTTTGGACGTCTTTAGAAAAACCTTGCGCCCATTTAGTTACGTTTTTGCCGGTCTTAGTATCTTTAAGGAACCATGCAGACAGTCCCGCGAATGGACTAACAATTCCGGCCAGAATTTCTGTCTTATGTTTAGAGACAAATTTACCAGCGCCTTTACCCCATTTACTAATAGTATTACCGACAGATGATAACTTCTTACCGATTGCTTTTTCCCAACCAAAATCACCGGAGAAAAGCTTTTTTAAATTCTTGCCTAACCCATTCACAGCATCCCGAAACGGTTTAATGTGCTTATAGGCATAGATAAATCCGGCCGCTAAAGCCGTAATAGCTACAACGGCAATACCAATTGGATTGGCTTTTAATACTAAGTTAAATGCCTTTTGAGCTAATGATAGTGTTCCCTCAGCTTCGGCCGCTGCACGATTTGCTTTGCTGAATTGTTTCAGCCATCCGGCGGCTTTTGATATCCCGATCAAGCCACTCACACCAATTTTTAACACGCCAGTTGCCTTTGATGCCACTAACATACTGGCAGCCATCCTAGCAAATGCTTTTGGGTGCTTTTCAGCGGCATTACCAACTAACTTTATGACAGGTTCTAAATCTTTAAGTGTTTGAGTGAACACTTTAATACTGGTTGCACCGCCGGCCTTAAAAGAACTAGTTAAGTCTTTAATGTTGCCCTTATTTTTAATAATGATATTTCCGAGTTCATTGATACCAGTATGCAATTTAAAGATACCTTTATCTAAGATATCGCCAATATTAATTTTTTTTGCACCGCCGAACGCTTTAGTTATGCGTTCTACTTGAAATACCAGGGTACTTCCTAAATCAGAAAACTCTTGCTTAGTATTTTTATCACCGACCCACTTAGAAATTTGACCTAAGAAAGGATTCCGCATTTTACGGATTGGGGAAACTACAGCATCTAGTAATGCTGGCGCTTGAGCTTTAATTTGACGAACCATGCCTGGTGCAGTTTTCATCAAGTTTTCAGATGCTTCTTGATATTTGCCACCCAACTGCTCCATGACAGTTTGAGCGTCCTTCGCAGAAATCTTTCCGGCACTCATCTCGTCACGCAATTCAGCCATTGTTAACTTAGAATTTTTTTGAACTTTTTGTTCATACTTTAACAGCGCTTCACCATACATAGGCAAAGCATCCGTAATATGGTTAAAATCGCCAAGTTGTAACAGGCTAGAACTCATCATGTGGGTGAAATTTAGCCCCAAATTTTTCGTGTTTTCGCTGGATAAGCCGACAGCATCAGCCATAGTCAGCACAGAGCTAGTCAATTTTTTAGTTGCCGGCTCATTATCCAGAACGTGATAAAACTGCTGATTTAGTTCATCAACAATTTCAATATTTTGACCAAATGCGACCGACAATTGATTGCCCATGTCAACCATTGCCTTACCCTTACTAGCACTACCGCTTAATGTGGTCCACGTTGCTTGCATAGTTTGCTGCTTATCGTCGTACTCTTTGACAGACTCAGTTAATTCACTGAAATGTGCCTGAATCGTTGCTAAAGCATTGGTAATACCATTTGCAATTAAATGAGCACCCAGAATTTTGCCAAATAAGTGGCTAGTCTTCTCAGCTTTGTCGTTGACACCATCAAGCTTTTCTCTGATACCGGTTAAAAGTGTTGTTGGCGTAGTTTTTAGTTTGCTGTTAAGCTCACTCATTTCACTTTTGGCTTTAGCCATCGCTGTAGCGGTCTCATTGACACGAATTTTCTGAGTTTCATAGGCTTTTGAGCTTTTCCCAGAGGCATCAGCAATATGATCAAGCTCAGAAGCTTGTTTCTCATACTGTTCCTTCAGATTTTCGATACTATTACCAAGTAATGACTGCCGTTCTTTCAAGGCCGCGGTTTCTTTGCCTTCAGCCCTTAGACGTTCAACATAGCTTGCGGAAACCTTATTCATAGTTGAGTAGCTGCTTTGTAATCCAGCCAAGCCAGATTTCTGGTACTCCATGCTACTCTTGGCACGTTCTTGTTGGGCTGCTAAACTGTTTAATTTAGTTTCTGCGTTAGCAATCTGTTTTTCATATTTCAAATACGACTCAGCACTGGCATTTGTCGATCCCTTTAGCTCAGATTGTTTCTGTTTAAGACCATCGATCAATGCTTGCTGTTGCTTCATAGCATTACCTAAGCCAGTGTACCTAGCTTCGGCTGCTTTCAAGGTCTCACCGGTACTTTTTAGATTGACTTCCTGTGCCTTCCAAGCGTTAGTAACGGCCGAAACAGCGGTTTTTAATCCTTTCATGTTATTTTCAGCGCTGATTGTATCAATGGCAACCTTGGTCGTTAACGTATTGGACATTTTAACCATAAAAGTTTAACCTCCTTTCGCTAAAAATAGACAAATACTACATAAACTTGGCAGCATCTGCTTTGGGATCGTGCCAAATACGCTTGTCAGCCGGTTGGGCATTGATTGTTTCGAGAAATCTAAAATAGTCTTGCTCATCAATCAATCCTGGTAATGTACCATTTTCTTGCAGTAGTTGTTTTCTCAGGTACGCCATATCTTCATGACAATTGTGCAGATATGCTAGCTGCATTCGTAACAGAACTAGTCTTTTTTTGGGTCAGTTTCCGTTGCTGCTTCCTTTTTATTTTCAAGTTCGTACTGTTCATCAGAAAATCCCTGTAGTCGATATGTGACATAGCCTAAAAAATTACCTAAATCATTTTCAGTCAGGTTCGCAATGATTTTATTAATATCGGTATCGCTCAACTTGAAAATGTCTTGGATAAAAGTCAACACATCTTGCCGGGTTTTGCGTGTTCTTTTGATCATCTCAACCATGCTTAAATCTTTAGTCACTGTTGGATCATCCAACTCAAGTAAACCAATTTGAATCAATTGGGATTGGTCAATCACTTTCATAGTTGGTTTTACAATTGCTGTTTTTTTCTTAAGACCTAAATCTGTAATATTAATTTTCAAAATTAAATCCCCCTATAATTTAATATGTATGGGCGCCGCAGCGCTCGATTTCTATAACGTAGCATCCCCGACTTTAGCCATGCCAGTGGTCGGGACTACGCTTTTGGGTCATTGACAGTTGTAGCTGTACTCGTATCAGTATTATTAGTGTCAGTACCATCACTTAAGACATAACCGCCAAATACTTCTTTGAACATTGCGGCTTTATCAAAGCCTTTAGCATCTGACAACCAAACCTTATAAGGTTGTTGATTACCTTGCTTGTTGACAAACACATTAGGATCAAGTGGTGTTAAACCATTAGCCTGAAATGTATCATTAGCATCGGTTTCATTCTGTTGATCAGTACTATGCGACGAACCAGCCTTAATAACATTGGCGTTCGCCATTGCTTCATAAGTGTATGAACCATCGAAATTTTCAGCCTTTGTTAAAATAGCAATATGCGGCTTAGGCGTAACTAGCGTATAGCCACCTTTATCGTCCGATTCATAACCCAACATTTTATTTGCTTGCTCTTTATCAAAATCTAGCGCTGTAATCGCCAAAGCTGGCGCCATCTTTGATGTCGTCGTACGTTTTAGCTCATCATTCGCATATTGTGGTGTGCCGGCCGTTTCTAGACCAGTATAATTGGCAACAGTTAAACCCTCAGCATTGATGGTAGGACTATAAACCCCATCGTTACCTAAACCACCTTTTTCTGGATCACTAATTAATTTTCCTTTATCGTCCATTCGGCCAAACCAGCTTTGACGAATACCATGTGTTGACATCTACTTGTCCTCCTTTAAAATATCTGTTCGATCAAATTGCATTGTTTTATAAACTTGATCAGTGTCTGGGTCATTTTGATGTGGTTGATTTTGTGTACAAAAATAACCGTTAGCCTCAAACAAACGGTTAATAGTAATTTCACACTTAGTTGTCGATTGGTCAAAATCTAATGAATAAAAAATTTGCACTTCAACACCGGTATGCCAACTGGTAAAACGATTATTAGCAAACCGGCCAGGCTCAGATTCAGCTTCACGGCAGATAACGATTGTCTTGTCCTTAGTGTCATACTCATTGGGAACTTTAGTTTCAAAAACATCATCAAGCCATGAATATTGCTGGGATTTAATTAACTCGGCCGCAATATCAATTGATTCTTTCACTCATTATCACCGCCATTAATTTTTTCGGCCATTGCCTTAAAGGCAGCATCATTGGCACCTTTTACGGCCTGATCATAGAAGTGATCCGCATGAATCTTGATCGTACCAGCATTCATAAAATTGGCAACTCGACCGTGATCGATTTTATCTTTAACAGTAAATCCTACTAATTTGTTCCCAGTGCCCTTTTCATCCTTAGTGATAACGGAGTCAGCTAAGTGAATCCCATTATGACCTTTACCATAATGTTTTTCGCGAATAGCTTCACCAACACCTTTTTTTACAATATCGGCCCCAGCTTGCGTGATTTTTACTTTTTCATTTGCTGTAGGAATTGTTTGTTCAATACGCCGCATCATATTTAAAAAGCCATCTTCAAAACTTGCCATTAGCCCACCTTCTCAGTTTTTTCAAGCGTCAGGTAATCGTACGTGATTACAATATTACTATCGTCCACACTGATATCAGCAATTTTATACAGCTGAGTGCGATACCTAACCAGTAAAGCATCAGTAACGCGATTGCTGTGTCTTACAACAATCACTGGCGTATCCTTTTCAGAATGTCCATTATTCTGGTATTGTCGCACAAATGAACGCGTATTATGTCGACACCAAAGTGTGAACTGTGGCACAAATGAAGCAACATAATTACCCGTATTCTTATTAAGAACAGATTTTGTTATTCCGAATTCTGCCTTCTGGTTAAATTGAGCTGGCTTATTACTATTTAATGCCATTGTCGGCCACCTTCACTTCCAATTGAATCAGCATCAAGATTAATCCATGGCTTAAACCGGTTGAAAGCGTACGATCATAATATAACTGCGTAGTCAACGTCTTAATTGCCCGTTTATACAGCGATTCATTAACCAATTTACTATTATCAACAATACCCAATGATCCGTTGACCATGTCGGTAGCATCGTCAATTAGGCTGGTGATTGTAGCCGTTTCTTCGTCAGTTATATCAACGTGTAATTCGGTCATTAACTCATTGACCATTCGGATCACCGTCCTTAATCAGCTGCAGGTGTTTCAGTGACGGTTGCTGGGATATTATTTCCATCCGTCCCAGTAACCTTTACAGCGGTAATTTTTCCATCTGTCGTTGTGAAATCAATGGATTGAATCCCGACACCTGGGGCACCTGTATCGCCTTTGGCACCATCAATACCATCTTTACCAGCAGCGCCCGTTTCACCAATTGATCCGCCCTCTGCGACCCCTTGTTCTAACGCATTTAGTTTTGCGGCAGTGATCACATCGCCATCGTGCCATGTGTTAGCTGTATATGCCATTTAAATCATCCCTTCTTAAAGTTTTGCTATACCAACTTTTGTATCCCCGACTTTTGCTGTGTCAGCTACCGGGGTTACGCTTTTGGGGCCGCGGTCAAAAATTCGCCAGCCTCGTCAATCGCTTTCTGAACATCAAGTCGTAAATAAGTGGCTAATTTTTGTGCATATAGATCATTGTCTTGCCACTTAACCGTTACTTCACGTTTAACGGCATCTAACACAAAGGACTTTAAATCACCAACCCAGCCATTTGCTCCGCCTAAATCATCATCATCAACTACATAGACGGGAGCACCAAGTAAAGTTTTACCAGACGCGCTGGCAATAGAATCTTGCAATAAATAGCGACCATTGGCATCTTTCATCAGATCAATGACATTGTACATTGATTGTGACAAAACGAAACTCTTATCATAACCCGTCGGGATATCTAAGTTATAAGCTTTCTTCAAATCATCAGCAGTGCTAACAGTGGTTTTCTTGGTTGCCTTTTGCAAAACCGCACCAATCAAACGCTGTTCAGTAATAGCAGAGACATCATTAACATATTGACCAGCAATAGCAGTGATATTTACCGCCGAATCATCAATCATTTCTTGGGAAATTGGTAAAGCACCAGCGTAAGTATTAACACTATAATCAACGCCTACAATTGTCATTGCCAATTCTGGATTTTTTTCCAGTTCTTCCTTTGTTACTAAACCAGAACCAGCTTTTTTTAATACAGGTAATGTCCCTTTTGGCGCACTAACGGTTTGACGGTTCACGTATTGTTTCAACATGTTGGGCGACAATGCTTCTTTTTCAATTTGTAAAATCTGTGTCGGAATTACGGCTTCAGTATTATTAGTTGTCACACCATCACGAATTTCACCATGACTACGAATATATTTATCAAAGCTACGAACTTCTAGATCATCTTGTTTCGCCCGTGTTAAGTTTTTGGCCATTGTTTTCTTTTCCCCCTTGTGTGCTAAATCATTTTCAGAATAATCATCTGGTAGCTCATCATCCCGTTGTTGCGTTTTTTTATCTGAATCATTCGGCGCTGTACTTACCACTTGACTCTGTGCTGATGTTGCGGTGCTTGCTGTCGATGCGGCATTACTAGCAGTCGAAGAAGCTGTAGAAGCAGCGGAACTAGCACTGGTTGCTGATTGGTCCGACGCCAGTGCCGTTGACGCCGCAGAGCGGGTTTCATTCTTGGCAGCAGAACTTGCAGCCGATTCGCTAGATTTAGCCGCGGTTGAATCTGAATTATTGATTCCAAGTGCTACTGCAATTTGTTTTAATAGTTCCTCTTTGTCCATCTTTTCAGTAGTCCTTTCTTTCAAAAAATTTTCTAAACTACGCTGTACGGTCACTGAAGTTTCATCATAGGCAGGTACTGTCGTTAGCGTAATTTCGCGTAATTCATCAATTTGTAAAATAGTATGGATTGTTTGTCCCTGATCGCCAATGCTCCAAGAATCATCAGAAACATGGAAACCGAATGAGCAGCCACGAATATTACCATTAGCCACGTTCGTATAAACATCATGACCTAGCTGTGTATCCGGTAATTGGGCACTAAAAAACAGACCCACGTCATCAACTTTTAAATTGAGTGACTCTGCGTCTGTCCTAGCTAAAATATTTTCATAATTATGTGAATAGAGCAGTAAAACCTTGGATAAATCCAAATCATCTAATGCTTTAGGATCGATATATTCAATAAATGGCATCGGGTTACTTGGTTTATTAAACTGCAAAGCATAGCCTTCGACTGCCATATCAGTGCCATCACGAATATTTAACTCACTGTTTGGCAGTGTACGAAAGTCCAGTTTACCCATTAATTGAACACCCCCTTAGCATTTAGAATTGTAGTCGCTTCACTAGGACTGAATACTGGACTTTTACCAGTTGATAATTTAGTAATATTATCGATTAATTGCTGATTATCCACATCAATCGCTGATGCCTCATCAAGATTTACTGGAACACCTAACTTCATATACAGTTCTGATTCAATCGGTTTGATATATGTCTGCAGTGAGTTAGCATAAAGGCTACGAGTCATATCTATTGATGACTGTTGATCACCCTGACCATTAAGATAACTGTCTGGTATCCCAAATGCCTTAGCAATTTGAGTCTTAGAAAAGTCCATATTATTCAAAAACTTTGCTACATCTGCATTAATTGACAGTGAATTGAGTTGCAATCCCTGATCTAAAACAATAGCTCGACCAGCATTACTACCGGAATTAGCCTTTTCAAATGAGCTACGAATGGCTTCTTTAGCTTCTTTATCCAAAATGCCTTCTGGTACTGTTAAGCTATATGTCGGCGCTAGCCCTTGTTTTAATTGTGCCAACGTTAATTTACGAGAATAATCTGAGATTTGAATATCACTAACTAACGATTCCAACGGTGACATTCCAATATATTGTAATGAATTATCACCCACCGACAATAATCTAAAATGCAGCATATCGGCTGATTTGAATTTTTCAGTACCACGCTCATCATCATGAAGTACTGTGTACTCCATGTCTTTCGCATAATCCGCCAACGTTGTGGTAACTTCAGCGACAGGAATAAGTTCCAAGCGATTCGGTACTCCACTTGAATCTCTTGTAATTGTCACGTATGCATTACCTGCAAGTAACAATTGGGCTTCAACGCTCTGCCAAAAATTAAAACCGCTAATCAAGTTATTTGGTCGATTCAGCAAATTTTTAAAGGGCTCAGAAACCTTAAAATTACATGCAGCCACATCAGAGCTAATACGATTAACCAATGAAAAGATATCGCTATTCCGTAAAGCCGCTGCACCATCCACCATATTGTTTGGCATGATTTTACCATCAGTAATGATAAATGGCATGACTTGGCTAGACGGTAATACCTGTGATCTCGTCTGTAACTTGGCAAATGGATTGATCATTTAGCCTGCCTCCCTGCTAAATCAGGGCTGAGAATCCAAGCAAGCAAAACCAACATTACGCCGGTAACTACCAAACCAGTTAGTTGGTTTACCAGGAAACCAGTGTAACTAAAAATGGTCATTGCCACTAATACTAAAATAAAACTAGCGTTACTTAAAACCACTGTGACTAGTTGTTTCAGCTTATTCACTTGTCATCCTCCTTCCATACCTTTTCTTCTATCCCTTTAACGTAAACAAGGCGTCATTTTTTAGAAACTAAAATCATTTTTGAAATGATCATTGATCTGATCGTTAGTCATATTAGCAAATGGTGTATTATCTTTAGGATTGAAATTAGGATTAACTTCTGAAAAATGAAACATTGCCTGGCTAAATGCATCGATTGTTGCATCGACAAAATCAATTTTGCTGGTGGCTTTGTCCTTATCAACTTTGATGCCATTATTATCGACCAGCAAAATAGCATTTTTCAACGAGTACAAAATAACTGGGTCTTTTAAATAACTAATATTTTGCATTGATAACTGCTTTCGAAACTCTACTGTCGGTCTGTTCAAACTGCGTGTGCCCTGACGAATTGGAATTAAATTCCAATCTGTTTTCTGTTCTAAACGTAAAATAATTTCTTCTGTCGACCAGGTATCATAAGCAAAAAAATTCACTTTCAATTCATTATCGATCACAAAGTTCATTAGCCAGTCAAAAATAGCATCATCGTTGATATAACCAAACTTATTATCAGCAATATCGGCAAAGCCTAACTCAGCAGCATGCCGATAATTAATGCCATCTTGTTTTTCCTTGATGTTGATATTATTCTGCGCCCGCGCTAGTGGTACCCAACTATGCTGATAAACAAAAAACATATTCTTACCTTGTTGGGTGTATGGGAAAATAAAACTTAAAGCAGTATCATCAGAAAAATTAGACTTATCAAAACCGATATAAACTTCACGCCCTTTAAAAGTGATCGGTAACTCCGAAACCACTGCGTCATTAATATCATCTAATTCTAGATAAGTGTTTTCTTTAACCTGTAGCCACATATTCAAGTTTTTATTCTGAAACTCAGCTAAAGTCCCGTTTTCTAATTTTGTATCACGTTCTGAAATCATGCTTTGTAACATCGAATCATGTTTCTGTTTAAGATTTAAAATTGGATTTGACTTAACCCACGTCTCTGGCTGCTCAGTCTCACTTAATTCATCCTGTTCCCAAACCATACATAAATTATCATCAAGTGTGCGATCATAGTCTTTTTCCATCGCTTCCTGTAACATACGCTCGTCGGCGTAGAATCCTGAATTAGAGTCTGGATAAGCTGTTGAAATCTGAATAAATTGACTGTCAAACGTCTGCACTTGCCCAGAAGTTATTTTGCCGCTATTGTCCTTTATTTTAGCAATCGATTGGTTGTCACCAGCCTCATCAGAAACAATGGTCTTAAAATGAAACGAATCTAGTTTCCCAGATTCATGTGACAAGCGCATCATTTTATTTTGTGTTAGACCAGAGCGAGCTTCATCATTGATCACACTGATTTGTTCACGCTTAAAAATATCTCTGAATGCCGGCATCTCTTTTAGATAGTTAAAAGTGGTGGCCAGATAACGCCAACCTTTTTTAGATTGAGATGTAACTGGCGCAATATAACCCAAGTCTTGGTTATATGCTCCATCGCATTCAACAAGAAAAGCGTAGGTCAGCAAAATATTATCAAGATAGGTTTTACCATTGGTCCGGGCAACCGATAAATTAACCCGCTTAAATCGTTTCTCGCCATTTTCGTCCCGCCATCCCTGACACTTACAAAGAATAGCCTGTTGCCACAACATCAATGGTAGCGGTTGTCCCGTATCAACATCAGGACAAAGCTTTGAAAAGTTCAAAATATTACGGCATTTAGTTAATTCGTAGGTGTAACGAAAATTAGTATCCTCATCAATACGCCGAAGATCCTGTAAGTGACGAAATGAATCCAGTTGAATCATATAACCAGCAACAACGCGTTCTTCTAAAACCATCCAAGAATATACTGTAGCTGGATCACGATACTTTTCTAGAATATTAACATAACAGCCTTTATCTCGTTGTTGTTGATATGCTTGAAAGACATTAGCGCCTTTTTTAGTTAGATCAATTACATCCACTAAAAATCATCCCCTTGGTTCAGCAGCTCGGCCAAGCTAGGTGCATCACTATTATCTGGTGGTGTAATAGAAAGCAACTGAGCACGGCTTGCTGGCGTTAAGCCTAACGCCTCAGCTAGCGTTTTGACCTTTGATGTAGCACTATCCAAAATTTGTGTACTAGGATTGCGCTTAATACCCATAAAATCTTTAGCAACAACATCCCCCGTTACTGGATTAACCACGGTACGATATATTTTCGATACTTGATCATTAATCAAAATATCCTTATAGGCATCAAGCATCAATTGATAATTAATACAAAAGAGTTCCACTGTCTGTTTGTCCGCTTGTTTGACCCATTCAGTGGAATTCAAAAGCGGCACCACTTTAGTCCATGCTGTCCGCGCGGCGCCATGTAAATACCGTGGCGGCGTTGACTGCAGTTTCGTCATGTCCTTAGTATCTTCCACTAATTTTTCTGTGCGCCGCCGCTGATCAGCGCGGTCATTGGGATCATTAGTTAATTTTGGTTTGCGACCAGCCACCTAAATCACTTCCTTAAAATTTTTGCCAAAAGAAAAGCCCTGAGATTCATTCTCAAGACTTTCCTGGGCCCCCTATGAAAAAGTTTTTAAAACTGCACACGCATCAGACTTTATTTCCTATGCGTACGCTCTCCCTCAGCCTAGATGGGGCGGGGCTATATCAGCATTTCACTCCTTTAACGTGACTTTGGCTTTGATTTTTCTTTGAGTACTTTCAGCCACCATTCACGTTGCAGATGTTGCAGCTTTTTATCACCATTTGGCTGTTTTGCAATCGATTGTTCTAATTTAGTCTTCACGTTATGATGCTGACGTGATAAACACCAAAGATTCGCCGGATTCAGGGCTTCATCACGGTTCAGTAATCGTCTAGGCGTGATATGATCAACAATCAGCGCTCCGTCAGACAATACCTCATTACTGATTGCATCAGTGTAATAGTCGCGTGACTTAACATAGTTGCTGACTTCACGCCAAGCTTTACTGTGATAAAAAGTATTAACAATTGAATCACGTTCATAGAGATTGTACTCTTTGTTTGCTGCCAGCTTATCAGTTCTCGTCTGTGTATGGAACGGTTTATGTAGTGGTGCATGCACCTTGCAATAGCGTTCACTGATTGGAATAATAGTCTGACAGAATGATTCTGCACAGCGATGAACTCTTGGCATTCGATCACCTTTCTTTTAGCTTGTTTTCAACAAAGAACAAACGTTCATAGATTCCATTTACTAATCGATAGCGCTCAGGCTTCGGCGCATCAGACCAGTTATTAATGAGTTTAGTTTGGTTGATGATGCCTGGCACATTGCCCATTAAATCTTCAACATAATCCATATACTTAACTATGACTGCCTGAAAACCAGCATCCGAATAGGTATCAGCTTCTAGCGCAGTAACAATTTCTAGTAGAACTCTTTTCTCATCAATCAATAATTGATCGTTCTTAGAGCAGATTACACCTTGAAATCGCTGACGGTGATTCTGACAGTATTTCTCAGCATTGCGTAATTTGGTAGCAAACTGCCGTGGTGTTTGACCGAACCGCGCCATCGTTTCTGTCTTACCATGTAACAGTACCGTGATTACCCAAGACTCAGTTATCTTATTAGTAAATAAATGCTTTGCTCTAATCAGTTCAATGACCTTATCAATTTCAAAATGATTCGGCTCTTTTAAATCAATCACATAATCTTCTGCAACTTGCTTAAGCTGAGCCATCTTCAATCGTTCACGACCACGTTCCGTAAAGTAACGCCGGATAATATCGTGGCGAACAAAGGTGCACTGCCAGTTGATTTGGTTATTATTGCCCTGGCTTAGTTGCGCTAACCATTTATCAGCAGCCGCATGATTCAACAGCCGCTGGTTCATTAGCTCATCTAGCAACATGCTACTACTCTCTTGATCAGTAAGCCCCAAGACATTACTCAGTTGATGAGCATTAGTCTTAAAAGACCGCAGTTCATAAATCTCGTTTATTAAAGTTTCAGCGGCACCCATCTGCACCACTCCTCGTGATATAATATTTTTAGGATATTAATACCAACAGGTAGCTGCTGTGCAGGCAAATGCATGGCAGTTTTTTTAGTTCAATTTACGTGTTCCTAAAACCACATAGCCTTCTTGTTGCTTGTAATCAGTAACAAATGTAATTGCAACATCTAGTGGCTGGCCATATTTTTCTAAGCCATTCCATTTTCTAAGTCTGATCCAATCACCGACATGATAATCACGATCATTTTCTCTAATTTCAAAGTTTTTAAGACCCATCAATTGCGCCTCAAAATATTCTGGTTCAATCTTCAACTCATGAATTTTAATGCCTGGCAAATTAGCCACCCCCAAACTTATTCTTTAATTTCAATCCATTTGAAAACCTTTATCGCTAAAATGGCAAATACCGAAACAAAGCCACAGCTAAATACCATTGACGAAAGCATTTTTAAATTTTCAAGAGCAAAATAATAACTAGGAACAATATCTCCCTTTCCGATTTGTACGTGCCATACAAAACCAAAATAAAATGCCACAATTGTGATCACTATCATAATGAAATAAACAATATTGAGCCGCTTAATATTTAAATTCAACTTATCCTTCCTCTCTAGAATGACTTTTTATTTTGTTACACGAGTAGCATTCAAAATGGCCTTTACCAAGTAGATAAATCACTGTGCTATATTATTATTACGAAAGGAGGTGAACAATTATGAAGTTTTTTAAAGAAGATAAAATTACTTCTAGCGGAAACGCAGTGACATTTTTAATACCCACAGCGAATAGAATCCGCCTTTCTCAAGAACCTGTTGAAATACGGGTAAAAGCCTTTGGTGCGGACGATAGTGATTCTGAGCCATTTATGGTAGTTCCATATCACAGTTTGTCGATTCTGCACCAACTATAGTTACAAAGTCAGCTTTATTTGGCTGGCTTTTTTCATACATTTTTATCATCAATCACGCCAGTCATCCACTATATCACCTGGTGGAACATCCAGTGCATTGGCCAGTACTGCTAAGGTTCCGATGGTAATGCCACGAACTCCTTTACCCGATAAAACTGAATTGAGCGTGCCAACAGAAAACCCAGTAATTTCCTGTAGTCCATCGATTGACATCCCTTGCTGATGCATAAAGAATTCAGTGTTTTTGGCCACCGTATGTTTAATATCCGTCATATGAATGCTTCACCTCAATATCGGTAGTCAACGCCCGGCGCAGAGCCTGCTCAAAATTCCAAGCGTCCGAATCTACAAACTGTAGCAATCCATGTGATTGTTCATTTGCCCGTCGCTTGGCGAGCATGCGCCGTCTTTTTTTCTTGATTACAGATTTTTTTCGATGTTTCTTCATGATCTAAATTCATCCCTTTATGATAAATAGTTAAAGCGGTCGATTTCGTATCGGAGTAACATCTCGTTCAAAAAATTCCTGTTTCTTTTGATCGCGATCCAATAGCACTACAACTAATCGTTTTCTATTCCAGCCTTTTCTCGGTTCGCGTAAATTAATCACAGTACCCATTTGACCTTCAGTAACCGTGTCGCCTAAAAAAGTAATTTCTGGAACTGAAACCGTATCGCCAACTTGAATATCTTTTGCCATGAAAATCACTCCCGTATAAATTCCGACTTAAGCCACATATTTAGATAAATATGCCAGCCAGTCAGTTCATAATATTTGAATTTTATTTCTACGATTTTATAGCGCGGATATTGTTTTTCTAACTCTAGCCATGCAGAATCATGATGACTTGCATAACGTTTGATCTTAGCAATGGAGAATTTAAAATCATTGGTACGACTAACTGGGCGTTGCAAATTGCGACTTGATGACCAGCGTTTACGTCCTTGCGGGTCTTTGGTGATATAACGAGTCAATGCTTCAATACCGTTTCTGCCTACCTGAATACGATCAGCGTTGACCCAGCCCAACGATATCTTGCCTTGTCCTTTGATCTGTTTTGCCCAAATGGCTTCCACTTCATCCCGACTCAATCCGCCATTCATAATAATGTGATGATGAATCCGTTTGACGAACTCACCAGCATCATCCTTTTTGAATTCAGTTACTAGGATATATTTCAGTGCCGATAAGCCGGCTTTCTTCCGCCGATAATCTACCCGCCGTAAAAAGTTGCGTACCTCTTTTTCGGCATCTGCTACTGTAGCCGGTAGAAATTCATCCTTATACGTACAAGACACATGGAGATCACCTTCACCAAAGTTGCCATTACCTAGCTGCAGTAAATAACGCTTGGCATTCTTATCATTCAGGTTACGTTGCTTAGGCGCTGACTCCCGCTGCTTCTTTGAGCGATGACCTCTACCTGCACCACGTTCTGCCTCTACTGTCCGTGGAATAATGTCCACCTCTGCATACTGCTTACCACACTCAATGCGCTTCTCCCGATAAAACATGCTATACACCCATTTCTGACCTTCGTTAGAAAGATAATACCCAATACAAGCTCGCTAAACGCCTGCCATGCTCTTAATAAAAAGAGTGTACTGACAGGCGTCTATTTGCTTTTTTAGTCAGAAATGCTATAGTTAGCTTGTGATGTGACTAAAAATACGAGTTGTATTTTCATTAGCAAATGCCGTTAACATTTGCTATTTTTTTGCGCTTTTTTTGCAGTTCAATTGCCCCAAAATCCAGACCAACCGTGCCGATAAATCTGCTGAAACGTTCTTGCAATGGCAATACCGAGCAACACGCCTAAAAATATGCCAACAAATAAATCAGCAGCATGGAAAGCAACTACCTTGCTACCCGCACTTAAGTAAATCATCTAATCATTCCTTTCCAAATTTCTTTAAGAATTCGCGAATTTCCTTGTGATAACGTGGAATATTTCTTTTTCCATCTGTCACTTCAAACTTCAAACCATTAGCAATCACATAAGGGTCATTATCAATATGAGTTCTAATCCAATAATCACTTTTTATTTTTGTGATCTGTTTGATGTCATCACGAGTCAACCATTCTTGCTCTAGATGCTGGTCATAGTATTTTTTAAGATATTGCTTAGCCATTTCAACCAATAAATCATCATTGAAATTAATGTTTGCTACTGCTGTCGCCATGTTCTTCCCCACTTTCTTCATTTGCTTGTTCAATCAATTGGCTTAACTCGAAGTCTGGTTGCCAATGCTGGTAAAACTGCATCGCTTTATCATACTGATTGGCTCGTGTCTCCTGATAAGCAGCTACACCAAACTTTTGACGATATTCCACCATGATTTCGCGAAACACACGACTAGATAAATCACGTTGCAAATATGCTGGCGCTTTGAATCCGCCACATAAATTAACGACTCGTTTGCGACGCTGTTTTTCTAGTAGCCGGTTCTGATAGGTGCGTAATGGTTGATCATGCTCCAGCTTCTTAAAACGGCGATCAAGTTCATCAAATTGACCACTCAATTCCTCAATTTGCTTAATTAAAATTCGTTGTGCACGTGACGAATACCGTGCTATCATTGCTGGCGTAGCAGATGTCTCAACAAGTTCATCCTTCATCAACAACCTCTCCTTCCAAATAATCATCTGGTAATGCGCGATGCATATCGGCACACCACTTTTCGACCCGATTAAGTAAACTGCTTAACGAACGCATAGCTGGATCGTCTGGTTTAAATTCAGCAAAATCATAGGCATAAAGTGCTGGCGCCAGTTTGTTCAGCAGTTCGTCCGCATTGCCCTTAAATTTCAAAATATCCGAAGCCGCTGCTAGTTTTCGCTCGGTACTACTAGCCTTACCGGCAAGTTCTTGCATCTTCCGCTGTAACTGCTGATACTCTGTTGAATCCTCGGAAAACTGATCACGCTGTTCGAGTAAATCCTTTTGCTCATTTTCTAGGTATTCGTTGCGCTGATGTAATGACTTGATCTGCGACTGTAACTTTTGCCGCTCAGCTTTTAAATCAGCATAATCAGCCGGTGGAACTTCATGAACTTCAACTTTTGGTGGTTGCTTGTGTAAGCTAAGATTTTCGTCCCGCAGCACTTTATTCTTAGCCTGTAGTGACTTTAACGCTGCCTTAGTCTCACGTAGTTCACTAACAGTCATATCGGTAAGCTTTTTGGTCTTACCACTTGGCAGTTCAATTGGTGCTTCCTTATCATCAATCGGCATTGTCGCAATCTCATAAAGTGCTGCAATGCCTAGGTGCGACATTGATGTCGTGTTTAACGATTCATCGCTAGCAACCTTGATAAAACGTTGTGCCATTCGCGGTTGCATATCAATTTTTTTAAGCCACGGACCAAACTCGCCACGAACCAGATCATGTTCTTTAACCCATTTTAAGCGGCGACCAATTTCAAAAATGGCCTGGCCACCGATCTGCTGATAGCTTTTGATTTCAGTAGTGATCACATTAATGTCACTGCTTAATGTAAGTTCATTCATAGGCGACACCTGACTTGCGTACTAGTTCATCCCAGTCAAAAACTAAGTTGCCGTCAGTAACTTTAGATGTAATTCCTTGCTCAGCTAATTTGTCCAAGAATTCCTGACGCGGAAAATTCTTACTTATGGAACAACTGGTATTGCCGCGTCGTGCTGCGGAAACAATATTATTTTTTAAATCATACTCAATGCCGTCTTGATAAGCGGCAACAACTTGACTGGCAAAACTTTCATTTTCGTCTAACATGCTGATTCCTCTTTTCTAAGAAATTCGATACTCAATACCATCTAAGCGAAGAAAGAAATTATTGTGAGCTTCTGGGTGATTTTTTAGCATCTCATAAACTATATTTTCAAACGTTAGAAGTTCATCTGTATTAATAAGATAAAGTATTCGTTCCTCATCATTCTGATTTTTCATATAAAACGGAATGATCATCACATTTCCTCCTTTCAAACAGCAATAGTTCATTTTCTCTTGTCGCTGTATAATTAAACCAAAATAAAGTTTAAAGGGAGTATCACAATGACCATCTCAAATTATCTACAACTATTAGCAATTATCGTTTCGCTTTTTGCCGCTCTTTCTGGTATATACATTGCAAATAAGAATATTGCACATGCAACTAGACCGTACATAAGCGTTTATAGCCAATTTATTGACACAACAACTGCTACAAAATACGTTGTAATAAAAAATTTTGGAAAATCAATGGCCAAAATTGAATCAATTAAGTTCTCAAAACCATTTTTGACCATTAATCAAGTCACACAACTCCAGTCTTTAGTGGGAACTACAATTGCTCCTTCTCAAAAATTTATGTCATTTGTAGAGAATAATTTTAAGGAGCATATAACTGTAACTGTGAAATATTCTGATTTAAATGGAACAAAGTATTCAGAAAACTATCCGCTAAATTTCGATGCCACTGATCAATTGTTTTGGATAAACACTAACTATCCAGGTGCTGACAAAAATGACTCGACTGAAACAGTTGCTATACGTTCAGCAGCTCATCTAATTGCTAAGCACCTTGATTAATATTTACGCCAATGCCATAGTGAATAAACCGTATAAATAAACGTTCCTAATATAAGAGTGATCTGTATCCCGTATGAAATTGTCAGTACGGGATTTTTTTGTATCCAATTAAATAGATCAATAAACACATGTAACATCTCAATTCATCTTCTTTCAGACAGCGGTAGTAAATTTACCGGCATCTAAATTACAAAAATGACTTTAGCTTTTAAGTTTCCGGTTTAACATTTCAGCACGGAGTATTTCGTCTAGGACGCGAAATACTCTTTTTGATTGCTCATAGCTTAGTCCGCTATCCACGACCGTATTCTTGCACTTATCAAAAGCTTCCTTTTCGTCTTTTGTAAACGGCAGTTATAAAATGTAGGAAAAGGGCGGTGAGAAATTGTCGGTTTTCCTACATTTTTTGATACCATTAATCACATCTTAATTTTTCTGTTCTACGTCGCTTGCACCGACTTGGAACAGTTTTTTTATTTCTTCCGCATTACCTTCGATTGTTAGCTTCATCCCTACTCACCTCCTAAACAAGCTGGACTTTGTGCATTTTTGGAACGTGACGGCTAAAAAAATATTCTGGAAAAAGCTTATCAATGGGTGTTTCCAGAAACTTGGCAACCAGTTGTGCTTCGTCCAATGTCAATGATGCCTTTCCGCGTTCTTTGGCCCCATATTGCCTTTCACTGATTCCAAGAAAAGCTGCAACGTCACTTTGTGTTTTTCCTTTTGATTTTCTAATGGCCCACAAGTCTCTGTGCATTTTTGGAACACCTCCTTGATTTGAATATTAGCACCTAAGTTCCAAAAATGCAATACATAAAATTCCTTTTTAGGAAAGATATTGCATTTTTGGAACAAACAGTCTATATTAAAGGAGAAGTATAGTTCCTATTATCGAGGTGAAAAAAATGAGTAAATTTTCGAATGAACTATCCTCTCTTATGAAGAAGTTTGATTTAACTGACATTGATTTGGCAAACAAAGTAAATGTTAATCGAACAACAGTCACACGCTGGCGAACAGGAATTCGAAGCCCTAAATTGGAAAAACTGCCGGAAATAGCTTCTGTTTTTAATGCTGATCCTCGCATCTTTATTTCAAATGAAGACGAAAAAGAAACAACGGAAAATATGAGCGATAAATTAATGCAGGTATTCAATCAATTAGAATCACCTCGGCAAAAAAGGGTTTATAACTTTGCCAATAATCAGCTTGCTGAACAAAACAATGTTGTTCGCCTCGAAGATGCTGCACCACGCTACCTTTATCAGACTGCTGCGCAGGATGTGCAAATACTCGGCGTTGTTTCTGCCGGTACCGGTGAATTCTTAGATGGTGAAGCACACAAAGAAGTAATTACATACCATGGCAATATTCCTGAACACGATTACGCCCTGCGCGTCAATGGTGATTCCATGGAACCTATGTTTGAAGATAATCAGATTATTTTTGTGCGTAACTTTGATGGCGATCTTCACAATGGCCAGATCATCATTGCGGTAGTTGATGATGAAGCTTTCATTAAGAAGTTAGATATTCACGAAGATGCTGAATACTTAGTTTCGCTGAATCCGGCCTATCAACCCATTAAGATCAATGAATATAACGATTTTTCAATAAAAGGAATTGTAGTGCTATAAAAAAAGACTTACTCCGCGGGCACGGAATAAGCCTAATCCAAGGTGATACTTAATCACAAAATAATTATATCACTTGGGGGTATTGGATGTGGACGGCATTTCTTATAGTGTAACTATTAGTTTGGACGACATACAACTTACTAACACCAGACAAAGAACAAAGATAACTCGGTCCAAGGGGCAGAGTATAATTGACTTTCCAAAAGACTTCACTGTAATTGATTTAGAAACTACTGGATTAGTTCCCAGTATAGATCGCATTTTAGAAGTAGGTGCAATTCGTGTACGAAATAATATTCCAGTGCAAAACCTATCATTTCTAATACGACCAATCAACGACACTGATATTAGCGTACCCTACTTCGTGACTGACCTCACTGGTATCACAGAAACAGAAATACGAGAAAGTGGTCTGTTACCACAAACTGCAGTTAATGAATTTTTAGACTTTATTGGTACTGATTTCTTAATGGGCTATAATACTTCATTCGATATTAATTTTCTATATGATCTAATAAAATCTATCAACCACACCAATTTTAAAAATAATTACATTGATGTCATGCGAATTGCACGCAAGGCACTTCCAGACTTAAAGCACCATCGCTTAAAAGACTTGATTAAATATTTTAATATACCTATTGAGCAAAAGCATCGTTCATTATCAGATTGTTCTCACACGTTACAAGTTTTCGAAAAGCTTGAAGATTTAGTTGAAAGTAAAGATGGTATTGATCTATTTTTGTCAGCATTTCACAAAAAACATAATCATAGACCAGACGTACAAGCAAAAGACATAACCACCAATAATATTACATTTGATGAAACGAATCCGTTCTTCCAGGAAAATGTTTGTTTTACCGGAAAAATGGACTCTTTAATTAGAAAAGAAGCCATGCAATTGATAAAAGATATTGGTGGCGTTCCACAAGATAGAGTCACGACAAAAACAGATTTCTTAGTTTTAGGTGATACTTCACTTTTGGCTACAGTAAAAGACGGTGTAACTGGAAAATTAAAAAAGGCACATGACTTTATGGCCCAAGGATTTGATATTTCGGTTATCTCAGAAACTGTCTTTTTGGATATGTTACACGAAGAAAATAGAGGTGAATAACAAAATGACCTTAGCTTTCATTAAAACAAAGAGTAATACTTGTTTCATCTGTGATCTCCAGTCAAATCCGACGCTGGCCTTATCAAATATATTATTCGGCAAGGCTGTACAATTATATTGTCATCGTACTTTTACTCCTAAAAATACAAGCGGTACGGTTGAGTACTCAAACTACTGCACATCAGCCATTCAAATCTGTCATAGCACCGACGTAATTGATAGACGTCCCGCAAACGAAGCCGAAATAAATATCTTTAATCGTATTAACAACAAACAAAAGCTGCTAAAAGATCAACTCGAATACTTAAAGGCTAATTACTATTATGAAATTAATGCTACTGAATAAAAACTGGATTAGCTCCATTACTTAATATGTAATCGGGAGGTTAAAAATTGGGAGGTATTTTCAAATGGGGAACAACCGGATCGGCTGTTTTGGAACAATTTTAATTTTGGTGGTAGTAGCAATTTTCATTCAATATTGGTATATTTTCGCCGCCATCGCAGTAATTGGCGGTGTACTCTATTGGCAAGGCACCAAAGCAAATCGGATAGCGGCCAAAGATGCTGCTGCAAAAGCAGCCGAAGAAGCCGAATTGGATCGAAAAATCGAACAGTTGCGAAAATATAAACAGCTGCTTGATGAAGGCATTATCACCCAGGCCGAATTTGAGGAAAAGAAAGATAGTTTAAATTTCAACGATTTGAAGTATTGATGAAAATACTTCAACAAGGCGCCGTTAATATACAATGAAATCAGGTGATTTTTTTGATAAAGAAAATGTTAACTACGAATCAATTAATTGAACATATGAAGGATAAGAATATTACATTTACTCACTCTACTGAAGCAGATGCGTATCAGATGCTAACCAAAACCAACTATTATTTTAAATTAACCTCATACCGATCGAACTTTGCCAAAGATGAAAATGGTAAATATCAAAATCTTGATTTTGCTTATCTGACCGATCTGGCATCAATTGATATGCAGTTACGTGACTATTTGCTCGACCTTTCATTAGACATTGAACATGGCATCAAGGTGGTTCTTATTAATTTAATTTCAAATGATCCCCAAGAAGACGGATACAGTATAGTGCAAGATTTCCGTAAAAATCATACTCGACAATATAATCAGACATTAGACTATCTCGGTAAAAATAAATATCTGCATGATATGTATACTAAGCATCACGATCATATTGCCGTTTGGGTATTTTTAGAAGTTATGACTTTTGGAACACTTTCGATGTTTGTGGACTTTTATCTTGAACGTACTAGAACCAAGAAAGTACGAATTATTCATAATTATCTAAAGTTCAGCAAGAACATCCGTAATGCTTGTGCACATAGTAATCCGCTACTGGTCAATCTTTTTTCAGACAGAGAGTTTTTAAGAAAGCCTTCTGCGCCAGTAAAGCTAGCAGCAGATAGAATGCAGATAGCTGACAATTATATTCAGGATTTAAAAATCAATGACTTAATATCGCTGTTCTATCTTCACCAGCAGATGCAAAGTATTAAAATGAGTCAACATAGATGCCATCAAGGAAAGCGGCTTATCAAAAGATTTCACAGACATGAGGATTGGTACGCCGATAACACACAACTAAATACATTTTTTAGAATATTAGATAATTTGATTGACTATCTCAATATGAGAGTGTAATCTGTATGTAAGGAAAAGACGATTCGATCGTCTGCTGGCCTAGGCATTGCCGAAAGCTAGTCATACATACTAAAGACGGAGCAATCAATCAAATTTGATAGCTTCGTCTTTTTATATCCAAAATAAAAATAGCACATCCCCTAACCGACCAAAGTAAACGGATGTGCTACCATAAAAAGTCTCACAAAGTGAGGTCTCTTTTCTATACTCAATTCTAACAAATTAGGAGGTAAATAGCGATGGCAAGTTTCACTAAACGTCCCAACGGTACCTGGCGTTATCGCATTCGTTATAAGGATAAAGGCAAATTTAAAGAAGTTTCCAAGTCTGGCTTTAAGTTGAAATCACAAGCCGCAGCGGCTGCTGAACTAGTTGAAAAGCAGTTGCGCCGCGGCGTTAACGTGCAAGACGCTAAGCAAACAATTGGCGAATTCATGACTTACTGGCTAAAAATCCGTAAAAAGCAAGTTAAAGCATCAACCTTTACGCGGTTGCAATACCAAACTAGAAAATATATCTTACCCAAATTTCAATTTGTACAGTTAGATCAATTGACCAGGCATATGTGCAATGAGTGGATCGCCGACCTAAGTGATAAAGTGAAGGCTTCAACCGCACGAACGATTATTGTTACACTCCATTCAGCAATCCGTTACGCGGTTGATGAAGATTCTTTATTAGAATATAACCCACTAGATCATATTAAATTACCAAAACTATCGCACGATGACAAAAAGATTAAGTTCTATACTAAGGACCAGCTTAATCAGTTATTGGATTACATGCGTGATCACCAGCAAGGGACTTACGAAAATTCGAAGCAATATTATGTACTATTCGGACTCTTGGCGCATACAGGGTTACGCCTAGGCGAGACAATCGCGTTGAAGTGGAATGATATTAACGGTAATCAGCTGACCGTTGATGAAACGATTCACTATGATTATCATAATCACGCTACTTTTACTAGCCCTAAAACTGATTCTAGTTACCGTACGATCGTAATTGATAAATATACGCAAAACTTGCTACGTCTACAAAAAA